GTGGGGCGGAAGCGGCACAACGCCTACAAACCCCACTACTACACTGCGTGTCTGGAATCAGCAGAATTTTGGCGAAGACTTGATCTACGGCCCGAACGGCGGGCCGTTGTACTATTGGGACGCCACCAAGGGCGTCGCCGCATCGACGGTAACGATCACCATCGCTACGCCCGGCGTAGTAACTTTTGGCTTCGCACCTACCAATGGCATGGTGGTGTCTTTTACGACGACAGGCGCGCTACCCACTGGGTTGACGGTAGGTAATTACTACTACGTAATCAACGCCGCAGGGTTCACATGCAACCTTGCGCTTACCCCTACGGGCAGTGCGATTGCAACGTCCGGTACGCAGTCTGGTACGCACAGCGTCTCCGCGCGGGGGGTGCCGTTGTCGACGCTGCCCGGCGCGTCCGACACGCCGGTCGCCTGTAACTACATGTTGATTTCAGACATCAACCGTTTCGTGTTTGCCCTCGGAGTCAACGAGCTTGGCGCCACGAACATAGACCCGATGCTCATTCGCTGGTGCGATCAGGAAGACGCCGCCAACTGGACGCCGGCAATCACTAATCAAGCCGGTTTTCAGCGCCTTTCAAACGGCTCTTTTATCCTAGGCGGTATCCAGACCCGGCAGGAAGTGGTAGTCTTCACCGATTCTGCCCTCTACTCGTTGCAGTACGTTGGCCCTCCGTATGTGTGGAATGTGCAGTTGCTCGGTTCTAATATTTCAATTATCGGCAACCGCGCGGCTTCGCTGGCTTCTGGGGTTGTCTATTGGATGGGGCTTGACAAGTTCTATCGGTACGACGGGCGGGTGCAGACACTTCGTTGCGATCTGCGGCAGTTTATCTACAACGACATCAACCTGAATCAAGCTTCACAGATCTTTTCAAGCACCAATGAAGGTTTTAATGAAGTTTGGTGGTTTTACTGTACGGCAAACAGCAGTACGATTGACCGCTACGTAGTCTATAACTATGCCGAAGACATCTGGTACTACGGATCACTTGCGCGCACAGCGTGGATTGACTCTCCCCTGCGTCCGAACCCGCAGGCGGCTACGTACCTAAACAACCTCGTGGCGCATGAAGTAGGAACCGATGATGCCGCTACTGGCACGCCTGTCGGCATGGACTCGTACATCACTTCTGCTGAATTCGACATCGGTGATGGACATAACTTTAGTTATGTCTGGCGCGTGCTACCCGACATCACGTTCCGGGGGTCGACTGGCGGGTCGCCTACTGTTAACTTCTCATTGCTGACGCTCAAGAACTCCGGCTCCGGCTACACCACCCCCGGTTCGCAAGGCGGCGTCGACAACGCCAATGTGGTGCGGACCGCTACTGTACCTGTAGAGCAGTTTACGGGGCAGATCTTCACGCGCGTTCGCGGGCGTCAAATGTCGTTGAAAGTGTCTGCCAATCAAGTAGGGACCGCATGGCAGCTTGGATCGCCGCGTCTAGACGTTCGTCCTGACGGGAGGAAGTGATGGCGCAGCTAATCCCGCCAAGAGCACCTAACCTACCGCTGGCTCCGCGTGAATACGACTCAGGCTATTTGGAAAAACTGACGAACACATTACGGCTGTACTTCAATCAGTTAGATCTTGCACTTCAGCAAGTGCTGACGGGCTTCAATAACTACGGACTGTTCTATAGCACGGTTACTCAGACAAATCCTGTAGCAAGCGCAGCAAACCTGCTGACGTACAACACAACTGCAGAAGCTTTCGGGGTTTCTTACGATCCGGCGAACCCCTCGCGCGTGCGGGTTTCCGTAGCTGGCGTGTATAACTTTCAATTTAGTGCGCAACTCGACCATACTGGCGGCGGTAACGTAGACTTCTTTTTTTGGTTTCGCCTTAACGGACTTGACATCCCGTACTCCGCAACTAAAGTTGTAGTGGCGGGCCCAAACGATGAAACTGTCGCCGCATGGAACTATCTTATAACGGTAGAAGCGGGCGCTTATTTTGAGCTTGTCTGGAGTTCTCCCAACACTGCGGCTAGAATTCTTGCTGAGCCTGCGGCGGCGCCTGTGCCGGCCATTCCTTCGGTGATCATGACGGTCACCTACGTCTACCCCGTCAACAACTGAGGCACCCATGAGCCTTGAACTTGCCGCTCAACATCTGGCCCAGCGGGGGCGTAACGGCGACTCGGTGCTCGTCCACATGACGCCTTCTGAAGTGGCGGGGCTTGACGCACTGGCGCGGGCGCATGGGGGCAGTATCACGGTCAACCCGGATACGGGCCTGCCCGAAGCCAACTTCCTGAAGAAGATCCTCCCGGCGGTGGCCGGTGCGGCCATCAGCGGCGTCACGGGGGTCAACCCGTTCACGGCCAGCCTGCTGGTCGGCGGGGCGACGGGGCTGGCCTCTGGCAGCCTCTCCAAAGGCCTTGCCGCAGGACTGGGCGCCTACGGCGGTGCGAGCTTGATGGGCGGGCTGTCCACGCTGGGTGCGCAGGCGCTTGCTAACCAAGCGGCTGCAGCGCCTTATGCAGCAAACCTGCCTCCGGGGGAGGTGTTCTCCGCCGCGCCAGCACCCACGCTTACCGACAAGCTCGGTGCAGGCTTCAATCGTCTGACGCAGCAAGGCGGCCCGCAGGCGTTCGTGCAGGCGATGGGGGGTGCCAAGCCGCTCATGCAGGCGGGGCTTGCGGGGCTTGCAGGCTCCTCGGCGTTTGCGCCTCAGCGCGCGGTGCCTACGGTCACGCAGCCGCCGAGCCTCATCAGGCCGATGGTGTTCCAGCGCCAACAGGCGCCCATGCAGCAGGCGCAGCAGACCGGGCGCTACTTCGACGACACCTTGACGCCGCTGCAGCCGTATCAGGCCGCTGAAGGCGGCGAGGTGCCGAGCACCGGCGAGCCCGTGCAGTTCATGGCTGACGGCGGGCAGGCGCAGACGCTCGACATGGCCCGGCTGCGCGGCATGCAGCAGCCCGACGCGCTCAACTACTTGCGAGGCATCACGCCGGCGCAAGCCAACATCGTCGCCACGCCAAACCCCGGCGAAGGCGGGGGCATGCTGTACGGCGACTTCCGGCCTATCTACGCGCCGGTGCAGTCTGAAGGGGGCGGAGAACTCACCGGGTTCCAGCGCACCATCACGCCTACGTTCGACCCGACCTACACCGGTGGGCGGTATGGGGACTACGCGGCCTACTACGACCCGCAGGGCGCGCTGCAGGACATTCGCTTCCAGCCGCAGGAGCGGCACGGCGGCTTCTTCAACGAAAACCTTGAGTGGATCGGTCCGCTGGCGGTAGGCGGTGCCGCGCTGCTTGGCAGCGGCGCGCTTGCGGGGCTCGGTAATGCGGGCGCGGGAGTGTCCAGTGGGTTGGGCGCGGCCATCGACGCGGAGCTCGGGTTTGCGGCGGGCGCGGGGGCTTCGAACGCCGGGCTGCCCGGCATCCTCAGCACGGCAGGCAACGCGGTCACCAACTTCGTCACGAACAACCCCTTGACCGCCGCAGGCTTGCTTGCTGCCGCTACAGGCGCCGCAGGCGCGGAACAGCAACAACCGCCGCCGGCAGGCGGTGGGCAGACGGTGCCGACCGCAACCAACCCGCTTGTCTTTGCACAACCTGCCGGCACTCCGGCGCCAGCTGGCGGCACGGCGGACGGCAAGACCCAGTCGCAGATTGCGTACGAGTATCTGATGGGGCAGCGCCCCTCTTCTCGTGCGGGCCTTGGAGAACTTGCTGGCGGCGCGACGCTATTACCGCCCCCACCGCCTGCACCGCGCCTGCGAATTCCAGAAGGCATGACCTCGGAACAAGGCGCGCGTTGGACACAACTCACCCCCCAAGAACGCCCCATTTACGCCAACGCGGTGCAAGCCTACAACCGCGTGTTCCAAGATCCCGCGCTGGGCAACGTCGATGCGCAGGCGATGCGGGACTACATGCAGCAGAATAACCTGTCTGTGCCGGAAATGGCGCGGTTGATGGGTACGTACGATGACACCGTACGGTCCTACCTCGGGCAGGCTGATCTGACTGATCAACAACTGGGCATTTACCAGAACATCGGTAACGCCGGAGATCAGGCGCAGTACGCCGCACTTGCCGGGGCATACAATGCCCCGGGTGAAACAGCGCAAGATGCTGAATACATGCGGCAAGTTATGCAGCAGAACAATCTGTCTGTAGCCGATGTTGCGCGAATCACCGGAATTGAGGCGCCTGCGGTGCAGTCCTACCTTGCGCAAGCCGCCCCGCCCTCGCAAGAAGCCGTCAACGCCGCGCTGGCGCAGGTCATCTCTGAGGGCGCGTCACGGGCGGACATCGCCAGCGCGGCACAGCTGTACGGGGTAACGCCGGCGCAGCTTGATGCCGCGTATGCGTCGATGGGCATGGCCGAAGGGGGGCTGGCCGCACTCGCACGAGGCGGTGGTGTTGGGCATCTTGGCGACTACTCAGACGGTGGGCGTCTGTTGCGTGGCCCGGGTGACGGTGTGAGCGACGACATTCCGGCATCGATCAATGGCAAGCGCCCGGCGCGGCTGGCCGACGGCGAGTTCGTCATCCCCGCACGCATCGTCTCGGAACTTGGCAACGGCTCGACTGAAGCCGGCGCGCGCCAACTCTATGCGATGATGGACCGGATCCAGCATCGGCGGCGCAAGACCACCGGCAAGAAAAACGTGGCGGTCGACAGCAAGGCAAGCAAACTGCTTCCCGCGTAAGGACAAGACATGGCTGATGCAACCTCTTCCATTGTTGAACAAACCAGCATCCCAGCCTACGCTCGACCGTACGTCGAGGAACTGCTAGGAGCGGCTGCGGGGAGTACGTTTCAGTACGGGCGTGATGCGCAGGGCAACCTGATCACCGACGCCTCTGGACGCCCCCAGATTACGGGCTTCCAGCCCTTGCCGACGTATCAAGGCGAGCGGTTCGCGCAGTTTACGCCGCTGCAGCTGCAAGCTTTTCAAGCTGCACAAGGTATGCGGCCGGCGGAGCAGCTTGCAGGCGCATCGTGGATTGCCGGGCAGGCCGGCGCCGGCGCGTTGGGGCAGCAGTACAACGCGCAGCAGTTCGATCCGATGGCGGTGAACGCCCAGCAGTTCGGTTTGCCGCAGTTGCAGCAGTACATGAGCCCGTACATGCAGGGCGTCGTCGGTATCCGGCAGCGCGAGGCGCAGCGACAGGCCGACATCGCGCAGACCCGGCAGCAAGCCGAGGCCACTCGCGCGGGCGCATTCGGCGGAGGGCGTGATGCTGTCATGCGGGCGGAGGCCGCGCGCAATCTCGCACTGCAGCTTGGCGACATCCAGACATCGGGGCTTCAAGCGGCCTACCAGCAGGCCCAGCAACAGTTCAACGCCGACCAAGCGCGTAGTCTTGCCGCGCAGCAGGCCAACCAACAAGCGCAACTCACTGGCATGCAGCTTGGCGAACAGTCGCGCCAGTTCGGCGCCGGGTTCGGGCTCAAGGGGGCGGAGACCGCACTACAGGCTGCAGGCACGCTTGGCAACCTCGGGCAGACGCAGTTCGGTCAGCAGACGGGGATCACCAACATGCAAAGCCAACTCGGCACCCAGCAGCAGCAACAGGTGCAGAACATTCTCGGCTCGCAGTACCAAGATTTCATGGAGCAACGCGAAGCACCCTACACGCGCATGGGGTACTTCAGCAACATGCTGCGCGGGCTGCCTCTCCAGCAGACTTCGCAGTTCGCCACGCCGGCGCAGCCCAGTACGCTCAATCAGATCGTGGGGCTTGGTACCGCAGCGGCGGGGCTTGGCAAGTTGTTCGCCCGAGGCGGTACGGTTGAGGACGATGTGGCCAATGCTGGACTGCAAGACCTCATGATGGCGCAGATTCGCGGGGGTGCACGATGAACCCGATGGCGTTGGAAATGCAGCTGCCGACGCTGTCTGATCAAGCGATCACGCAGATGATGCAGACAACGCAGCAAGACGCTACGGTCTGGCCGTTGGTGGCGACAGAGATGCGCCGACGTCAGGAACTTCGCTCGCGCTCCAAGAATCAGCAAGCGCTTGCTGCCCAGCAGCAGGGGCAGCAGCCGACCGTGCGCGAGATGACCGAACAGCAGATCGCATCCAGCGGCCTCGCACAGCTAGCCCCCAATGACGTCGCTACGATGGCTGGCGGCGGGCTCGCGTCGCTCATGCAGGACTATGAAGAGACGCCGGGGTATAACGGGGAGACAGGTTCGCTTGTAGGAGCCATCACACCGTACAATTTCGAGCAGCGACTGCAGCAGGAAGACCTTGAAATGCTGCGCGGTCAGCGCCGTGCATACAGTCCGGATCTGCAAGCGTACATGGACGCCGCGAGCCGTAGCCGTGCTGAAGGCGAGCAGGCTTTTGCTGAACGCGAACGACAGCGCATGCTTGGTCGCATGCCAACGTCTGCAGCGGCAATGGCGGCCAACCCCGATATCGCGGCGTTCATGGCGCCACGCGCGGCGCCCACTGCGCCCACTGCGCCCACTGCGCGTGCTACAACCGCCGCCCTTGCTGCGCGCCCACGTGTAGCTCCGCCCGCCCCCGCGCCGGCTGCGCCGCCAGCGCCTGCGTACGCAGCCCCGAGTGTTGATGAACTAGGCAAGCGCGTGCAGACCATGCAGACCGGGTTGGGCACGCCGTTCGCCGAAGAGTACCGCGACCTGCAGCGCCAACAGACCGGTGATGCCGCGCAGGCGCTGCTCGACGCGCAGGGGCTCGGCCGGCTGCGTGACGAACTCATCAGCCGCCGTGAACAACGTATCGGCAAAGAAGAAGCAGGGCTGTCCAAAGAACGTGATCGCGAGCTAGGGCTTGCGCTTCTTCAAGCAGGCGGTACGCTGGCGCAAACCCCCGGTGCTTTCGGCGTAGGCGCGGGGCGCGCGCTCAAGGAGTTTGGCACTGTCTACGGCGCGGGGCTCGAAAAGCTGAAGCTGGCGCAGAACCGTATCAACGAAGCTCGCGACCGTCTCGATGAAGCTCGGCTGGGCGGTGCTTCAGAACAGGCTAAAGCACGCGCTGAGTACAGCAAAGCCGTTACTGCTGCGCAGGGTATGCGGCTTAACGCGCTGCGCGAGGACTTCAACATCAATCGTAAGGCTGCCGCCGATATCGTCACGACGCAGGCACGGCTTGAGCAGGGCGGTGCGGAGCTTACTTCACGTGAGCGCATGGCAGCTGCTGAACTAACTTCGCGCGAACGCATCGCAAGTTTGCAAGCCGCCGCATCCAAAGCCCTTGCAGAAGGGCGTAGAGACCTTGCGCTTGAAAACACCATACTCAAAACGTATCAGCGTTTGCAAGACGAGTGGAAACAAGACAGCATGCGGATTATCAGCACCAGCAAGAACATCAAGACCTTTGATGACTACTTGCGGGCGCAGGGCTTCGACAAGAGCCTGCTTCCGGGGCTGCAAGCGGCAGGCATTGGGGGCGGTTCTGGGTTAACCTTCAAGGGTACGGAACCCGCGCCCAAGCCCTAAGACGATACACGGAGCCTGCTCATGCCCACCTACCGCGTCCCCGGTCCCGACGGTCGCATCTACGTCTTTGAAGGTCCCGAGGGCATCTCTGAGCGCGAGCTGAAGCGCGCCGCCGAGCAGGCTTACTACTCCGAACCTGCGCCTGACAAGTCCAAGCAAGGGTTCAAGGCGGCATTCGGCGCTGGTGTTGAGCGCGCCAAGGGCGAGGCGGCGCTCGTCGGGGGCAAGCTAGGGCTCCTGCCGGAAGAAGAGGCGCAGCGTGTCTATGAGGCGCAGCAAGCCAAAGCGGCGCAGCGCTTCACGCCCACTGAGGACTCATGGTTCCAGTCGCCGCTTCTCAAATTTGGGGAGCTTGCAGGCGGCAGCGCCCCCTCGATGATCGCACCGGTGGCGGCAGCGGGCTTGGGAGCCCTCGCGGCGACGGGCGTAGGCGCGCCGGCGGCGGCAGGACTTTCCGCGTTGGGGCTGGGCGCGTTGACCTCTGGCACCATGTTCACGGGGTCCAACCTCGCCCGGCAGGTCGAGACTGGCAAGACGCTTGCTGAGACCAGCGGCGCAGCCGCTACCGCCACCGCTGTCGGGCAGACGGCGCTCGATGTGTTGTCCTTCAAGATGATGCCGGTCATTGGGCGGCTGTTCGGTGCGGCGGGTGTGAAGATCACCGAGGAGTCGGCCGAGCAGCTTGCCAAGCAGACGCTGCGCCAGAAGGCCACGGACTACGGCAAAGCCACCGGGCGCGTCATGGGCACCGAGGGCCTCACCGAGAGCGCGCAGCAACTGCTGGAGCGGCTGCAGGCCGGCCTGTCGATCACTGACGAGGAAGCCCGCAAGGAGTACTTCGAGAGCTTTGTCGGCGGCGCGGTGCTGGGCGGCGCGATTGCACCGGTGGGGCGCTTTGCTGAGCGTACGGGTCAGATCCGTGAAGGGGAGCGTCTGCGCGCGGCGCGTGAAGAGCGTGTAGAGGCGGAGGGTCGCGAGTTGGCAGGCATTGGCCCGGCGTCGGATTCGGCGTTGGCTAACGTGGGGCCGGTCTACGAAGAAGGGGCGGCCGTCGGGCCGCCGGAGACGGAAGAGGTCAAAGCCACGCGCCTGCGCACGGTGCTCGATGAGGCGACTGAGGAGCTTCGCCAGAAGGCGCAGCAGACCGAGGGCATGACGCCCGAGGAGATCATCGCGCTCAACAAGGAGGTCGAGCCACTGCGCCAGCGCATTCGCGCCGCAACGACGGCCCTTGAACAGGCCGGGCTCAGCGCAGAGCCGCTAGACAGCGCAGCGATTGCTCAGGAGATCGAGACCGTCAACCAGAAGATGGCGGCTGCAAGGCAGGCCGGCGATCTCACGACACAGGCTAAGCTGGCTGAAGAGCTTGTCCGCCTGCAGCGCGACCTTCGGCTGGCTCCTGCTGCGCCTGCGGCTGCGCCTGCGGCTACGACGACTGCCGTCGAGACTACGACGCCCCTCCCCACGGTGCGCACGCGCGGGCGCAAGAAAGAGATGGGCGAGGTGGTGCCTGCCGCCGGGTTCACGGCGCCTGCTGGCGAGCAAGTGCAGTTGGCGAAACCGCCTGCCGGCGCAGAAGCGAAAGTCGAAGAGAGCGCGCCGCCGGCGGCGCCTACGGGCACCGAGGTCATTGCTGAGGAGAAGGTTGCCCCGGCCCCGGCCCCGGCCCCGGCCCCGGCGCCTGCCGCTGCGCCAACGGACCCCTATGAGCGTGCCGTCGAGGCCGTTCGCAAGTTCAAATCGCCGACGGTCGACACCCTCAAGCGGGAACTGAACATCGGTGCCGCGCCTGCGTCTGCGCTGCTCAAGCGCATGGAAGAGGCGGGGGTTGTCACGCCTATCGACCCGAAGTCGAAACGCCGCACCCTCGTCGAGCAACCGCAGGCGGAGGCGGCCCCCGAGATCGCCGAGCCGAGCCCGGCCATCGAGGAGATGGTGGGCACTATCGAAAGCCCAACACGGCGCGCGTACGGTGTGCAACAGTTGCTCGCCGCTGCCAAGACGCCGACACGGCCTGTGCCCATCACCGCGCGCCGTGATGAGCTTTTAAAAGCAGATATCGAGTGGGGGCGCTTTGCGCCGCGCGCTGTCAAGTGGGGAGATCTCACACAAGACGGCAAGGCCGAGTGGGTCGACACGGTGCGCAACAAGCGTCCGACGATCGCCAAGGCGGAGGAGCTTGCAGCGCAGCAAGTCATCAGCACCCCGTTGTATGGACGTTTCGTCAATCGTATGCTGCGCGGGGTTGTGAACAATCCCGATGCGCGCGATCTCAGCGATCCGGCGCGCCGTGCCGCGCTTAATCAGGCGTTTGATGATCTGACAGATATGCTTAATCGCGCCCTGCAAGCGCGTAAGATCAAGACGACGGCCACTGTCAACAAAGAACGGGTTGAGCAGCTGTACCGCGAACTTGTAGTTTCTGACGACTTCCGCGAACTCCTTGCCAACGAACTGAAAGCTCCGAGCAGCGAAGTTATTCGCCGCATTGGCAACGATCTTGCCAAGCGTATCATCGTCTACAAGCAAGTTGGCAATTTCAAGGAGCAGCCCCCAGCGCCTGTTACGAAGCTGCCGCGCATGGAGCCCGTTGCGGAGCCTGAAGTCAAGGTCGATCCTGCGACGCTTGAACGTGTACAAAAGCAAGAAGCCGAGGCCGCCGCAAAGATTGCGCAGCTTGATGAGGCGCTTGCGCCCATGCTGGCGCAGATGGATACGATCCGTTCGCAGCTACAAACGCTGGCCGAGGCGAGGGAGCAGGCTACGGCGGGCGACCGCAAACGCTACGCGCAGGGCGTCGCGGACATCGACTCTGCGCTTAAAGATCTTGGCAAGCAGCGCGACGCCGCGTTCGCGCAGTACCAGAAGCTGGCAACAGAGTCGTACGCGCTTCTGAACGACAACACGCAGCGTGCGGATATTGTCATGGTGCAGCTGCAGCACGGCATCAAGAAAGCCGTCGAAGCTGCCAGCACAGCGTCGAACATTACAGAGCCGCACCGCGAGGCCATCACAGCGCTCGGCGCGGCGATGACTGAGTTTCGGCAAGCGCACGACTTGCCTGACGTATCGGACGCCGTGCGCAAACAAGCGCGTGAAAAGCTGAAGCAGGCGTTCGCCAACGCAACGTCATTCCGGCCTACAAAGTACGACGCCACTGCACAACAGATCGAGTTTCTCCTTGATTGGGGGGCTTCGCGCACTAAACGCTACGACGCCCTTGTCAAGAACGTTGAGCAGGCGCGCGTAGATCTGATGGCGGTAGACAGGGCCGCGTTGGTTATGTACGCGTTTCGCACCGGCATGACCGGCGCCAACACGGACGCACTTCTGGACCTTCAGGCGCAAGTGTCTGAGGATCTGCGCACCGAGGCCATGCGGTTCGACGTAGTACAGCAAGAGCTTGAAGCTCGCAAGGCCGCGATCGAGTCGCAGTACAGCACAGAGCCTTCTGAGTTTCGCAAAGAAGTGTTTCTGCAGTCGTCGGCGCCGCTCAAGCAGCGGCTGAAAGAACTGCACGCGCAGGTCGAGAAGACCACTGAAGCGCTCATGGGCGCGCGCAAGCCCGATGGTGAGCGTTTGGTGCAGACCAACGTCGGCGACGCTATCATCCGGCTCGATCGCGATCTAATCGGCGAGAGCACTGAAATGCTCTTGCTGCAGCCGCGTGTAACACCTGAGATGGTGGCAACGCGCGAGGCCACGGCGGCCAAGCAGTTGTCCGAAATCAACGAGAAGATCGCCAAGACGACTGACGTCAAGGAGCTTGACAAGCTCAGGCGCCAGCACTCGCGGCTGGAAGCGCAGATCAGCGATGCTGCCGACATCGAGCACAACGTGCTGCGCGTGGCGCTTGGCACAGCCTCGCCTGCAGCCTACGCACGCCTCACGGAGCGGTACGGCAAGGCCACGCGCGAGCGCGAGCAGCGCATGCTTCAAGCGATCTACGGGGATGTGTTTGCGCCTGACGGCACGCCCATCAAGCGTACACAGATCTCGTTTGGCTCCAGCATGCCGCCCAACGAAGCCGCTGAATACGCCAAAGCAGAGGCCGCTTACTACGCCCTCCCGCCCAAAAAGACCGGCGATTTTATTGCGGATACCATAGCCGACGCTAACTACGTTGCGTCTGTACAAGCTGCAAGCGAGACGATGGAGCGCATCAAGAAGCGTGTCGAGCGCCGCAAACTTGTGCTAGCTAAGCGTCTTGAGAAGGCGTTGGGAGCCGCTGACAAAGCTGAGCAATCCATGCTGGAGAGCACCGCAGCTTTTGAAAACAAACGCGATGTGAAGCTCGCTGAGATCGCCAGCGCGCAGCGTGCAATCGACGCCGCCAAAACCGACAAAGCAAAAGCTAACCGGCAGGCTACGCTTGAGAAACGTCAAAAAGAACTTGAAGAGCTTGAGACCGGCTTCACCAAAGCATTCGATGCCGAGCTTGAAAAGCTGCTAACGCAGCAGACCAAAGCTGCGTTCGCGCGCTCTGAGTCGCTCGGGATTACGCGCACTGTCGTCCCGACGCGTGAAGAGAAGTACCGCGCCGAACTCTCGCAGACGCAAGAGCGTACCGCCGAGCGCATCAAACTGGAAGCGCAGGGGCTGGCCGAAGAAATCACCTCATTGGTGGTTGACAGGATTGCCGCCACGCAGCGCAACGGGCGTGTCACCACGCCGCTCATGCGCAAGATCGCTACGCTCTCCAAGTTCTACACAGGCGACAAACGCGCGCTTCCTGACGGAACGCTTGTCTGGCGTGATCAACGCGGGGGCGGTTTGCAAGGGCGGCTGTTTGAAGGCACTCGGCCGAAGGAACGCAACGTCGCGCTGACGCCGAAAGAGCTTGCGGAGAGCGCCAAGATCGCAGACGAACTACTCGGAGTCGCAGAGGGCGCGCGCAAGGAAGCCGAAGCAGGGTTGGCCGTAGGCCCTGCACGCCCGGCGCCTGAGCGGATCATGACGCGTGCTGAGCGGTTTGAGTCCAAGCTCCTCGATCGAGAAGCGACGTCTTTCCGTGAAGCGCAGGCGCAGGGCAAAGTTCGTGCCGAGACGATGCAGGCGTGGCTAGGCGACGCCTGCGTGCTGGCGGTGGAGCGCAACGAGGCCGTCGCCCGCCACTACCTGCGCACGCAAGCGGCCACCTTGGGGGGCTATGGCGGCGCAGCCGCCGAGATCCTCCTACGTATGCTCTCGGCCGAACTCGGCACCGAGACGACGCAACGCGCCGGCGCAGAGGCGAAGCAAGCCGCCGACTTGAAAGCTTTCGCAGCCGCCAAGGACGCCATCGTCGATGAGCGCGAGCGAGACAAGCTCGCGACACCGCGCGACAAGATCGTACAGGCCAACATCGTCGCGGAGGCTACGCAGGAAGCGCAGCAAGCTGCCCAGACGCACGGCATCGACACCACGAAGGGTGAGGACGGCGATCAGGTCTTCCAGCGCACCCGTGCGCTTCCCGATGAGAAAGACGCGCTCAACGCCGCCGAGATCGCGTCGTTGCGCAACAACGACATCATCGGCGCGCTGGATAGCATCATCGACCGCATGATGGGCACGATGCAGGCATCGCTTGCCGCGCGGCTCTCGCAGCTTCTGGGCAACACCCGCGTCACCATCCAGAAGAACCTGCGTAAACCTGACGGCACGCCCGTTCTCGGCGCCTCCAGCGTAAGCGGGCGGAACATCTGGTTGGACGCCGACGGCGGACTGAACGTCGAGACGTTGTTGCACGAAGGCATCCATGCCGCCACCGAGTTCGTACTGCGCCTGCCGCCGAATCAGCTGACTGAGCAGCAACGTGAGGGCATCGCTGAACTCAACCGGCTGTGGGCAGCCGCCAAGGCCGACAAGCGGATTCCGCTGACTCCCGAAGGCAAGGAGAGCCTCAGCGAGTTCCTCGTAGAAGCGCTCTCCAGCCCGGTTGTGCAGAAGGCGCTGGCCGCAAAGCCTTGGCAGCTGAGCACGTTCTGGGAGAAGTTCAAGTCGACGCTGCTGCGCATCATGGGCATCAAACAGCCCAAGACGATGCTCGATGCCGCCGCCTTGGCTGCAGATGCAATCTTCCGTGCGCCGGAAGCCCGAGGACTAGGGCCTACGGACATTCGATACCAAGTCCGCCGTCCCGAGGCCGCCGCCGGCGTCGACCGCAGCGTCGTGGACCTCGTATCGAGGACCGTAGGGCGCAACCCGACGATGCGTGACAAGCTCAGCGCGTTCGCCAGTGGGATCTCGTTCCGTACGCGCGTCCTCGACAACTGGGCGGCGCCGGAAGAACTCATCAAGCGTGCCCTGCGCGCGCCGCTCAGCGAGCGCAAGATCGACGAGGCCCGGGCGCTGCAAGCGCGCATCCACATGCGCCTGCACGGGCAGGTCAATCAGATGGTGGCTACCTCGCTCACACGTGGGGTGCCCTCGCTCAAGACCAGCACAGACGGGCGCGGGCTGCGCTACCTTGAGGCCGACGACGGCCCCAACGCGCTTGCGATTGCAGAGGCGCTCAAAGGCGCCAAGGTGGGCGATGAGGAGTTCACCGAGCAGTTGTTCACCAACTGGCTCGCGGTGCTGCGCGCGGAGAAGGAAGGCGTCGGCTACGACAAGCTGAACTTCGGCAAAGGCCCCGACGGGCGCCCGCTGCTCAACGCCCAGAGTGCCGCGCAGATCAAGGCCACGGTCGCGAAAGACTCGGCTACGGCGGCGGCGTTTGAGAAGGCGCGCAAGCTGTATCGCGCGTACAACAACAACCTGATCGACCTGCTGGAGCAGGCCGGCGCCATCGACCCGAAGAAGGCTTCGGAACTCAAGCAAGGCGACTTCGTGCCGTTCTACCGCATCGAAGGCGATGTGGTGAATCTGGATATCGGAGCGTCGCGGCCTATCACGATCGGCAACGTGATAGATCAACCCTATCTTCGCGAACTCGTAGGCGATGACGCCCGCATCATGCCGGTCTTCTCGGCCATGACGCAGAACACCTCGCTGCTGATGACGATCGCGCTGCGCAATCTGCAGGCCAAGGACTTCGGCTACCTGATGCGCGATCTCGGCTTCGCGCTGTTGCGCAAGGGCCGCATCCCGCAGCACAGTGGTGTTCGCGTCAAGCCCAAGGATGGCGATGAAGGCGCCTCCGAATGGGTCTCCGGCGGTGTGGTCCACTTCAAGCAGAACGGGGAAGAGTGGAGCGCCATCCTCAACGCCAACGCGTTGCCGCCTGACATCCCGGCAGATCTTCTTGTGGAGGGGCTGCAGGGTATCAAGACCGCCATGCCCATGCTGGCGAAGACCGTGCTCGGGGCGCCTGCCAGCGTGATGCGCAAGTTCATCACGCGCTCGCCGGTCTACATCCTGCGCCAACTCATTCGTGAGCCGCTGCACGCGTGGATGACTACGGGCGGTGACATGAACCCGCTGATGACCGGGGCGCGGGGGCTGCGCAACCTCTTCACCAAGCCCAGCGCCGCCGAGGATGTTCTGCAAAAAGCCGGCGTCGTCAGCAGCAACGTTTTCACGAACGACAAGGAAGACATCTCGCGCCTGCTGCGCAACATTACCAGCGGCAAGACCGGCTGGAACAGCTGGTTAGGCAAGCTCGACGAACTGGCCCTGCGCGCTGATGCGCAGACGCGCGCGGCTGTCTATGATGGTTTCCGCAAGCGCAACATCCCCCACGCCGAAGCGCTGCTCTACACGTTGGAGTCGATGAACTTCACCCGGCGCGGTACGTCGGCCAGCATGCTGTGGCTGTCGACCATGATCCCGTTCTTCCACTCGCAAGTGCAGGGTTTGGACGCGGTCTATCGCTCGGCGATCGGCGATGTGCCTTTCGAGAAGAAGATGCAGGCGAGCGCCGTGCTGATGCAGCGCGGGCTGATGATGGCGGGCATGACGCTGCTCTACACCCTGCTGATGCAGGACGACGAGAGCTACAAGAACGCCACGCCCGAGGAGCGGGCGATGAACTGGTTCATCCCCATTCCCGGCGGTGATGGATCGCTCCGCGTGCCGATCCCGTTTGAACTGGGGTTGGTCTTCAAGGCACTGCCCGAGGCGCTCTTCAACACCGCCTTCGGGGACGTCAAGGCAAGCGAGGCTATGCGCGCGCTGGGCAAGCAGCTGCTGATGAGCAGCCCGCTGGCGCTGCCCACGGCCATCCAAGCCCCGATCGAACTGGCGGCGAACTACAGCTTCTTCACCGATCAGCCGATCGAGTCCACGCGCGAGCAACTGCTCACCCCGGGCGAGCGCTTTCGTCAGAACACGACCGAGCTTGCCAAGCTCATCGGCGGCGCCGCCAACGTGTCGCCCATCGCGCTGGAGCACCTTGTGCGCGGCTACACGGGCTCGATCGGCATCGCCTTGATCGCGATGATCAACCCGCTGCTGCGACCGCTCTCGCCCGACATGGGCGAGCGGCCTGAGCGTGCGCTGAGCCAGCTGCCTGTGCTGGGAACCTTGATCCAGCCTGACACTGGCCGGGGCCTGATCAACGC